CAATATATAATATTACGGTAGGCCGTCGCTCACCCTAACTAAACAATATGCCCTCAATAGCATACCCTATGGCTAAATACCTACTGAAGAAAGCTACCCCATATGTAGTTGCTGCAGGTAAGAATTATGTTGCTAAAAAGATTTGGCAAAAAGCAACGAAAGAGGCCAAAAGAACTTTTAGAAAGAAAAGTGCTGCTAAACCTCGAAAACAAAGAAGTTTGGCTGAATATATGGATGTTGTTCCTCCTACTCCTAGATATTTAGGAGTAGGTTCAGCCAAAAGTAATCGGAAATATGCAACTACAGGAGGATATCAAGGAAGAATAAAAGCATCACGAAGAGGAACAAAAAGTACTTGGGATATTTATAACAAGTACGGAGTTGTTGACATTAATGAAATTTATGGATCTGTATCTGATCAAACGTGTGTATATATTGTAAACGAAGTTATCAATACACGAGATGCAATTTACTATATGATTGGAGCTATGTTGCGTAAATTGATTGAAATGGCTGGAGGAAGAGTAACTGGAAACACATCTACAGTGTTTTCAACTACTTCCGGTAGTACATCATCTGTTAATTATATTATCAGATTACAGACTCAGAATTCAACAACTGGAGCTACACAAACAATTGACTACTCGTTAATTGCAACTACGCAATTTCAAAGTATTGTTGAAGCTTTTAGACCAGCTTTTGAAAGTTATTGTGCTGGCTATGGTAAGGCAGACAATGATAATTGTATTGAGCCAGTACGATTTATTTTGATAAATGGTAGTACTCCAACAACTGAATCAGTACAAGCTGAAATGTATTTTAATGAAACTTTTATTGATATTAAAGGTAAATCTGAAATGAAAGTTCAGAATAGAACATTGGCTACTGGAGGATCAGCCGATGCTGAAAATATTAATAACAATCCTTTACAAGGTAGATCGTATGTATTCAGGGGAGTACCAAAGCCAAAGGCTAATGCATTTATTCAAGGTGGTACGAATGGGGCTTTATATGCCTTTGAAAGATTAGACTATCCTAATGCTGTGTCTACTTTTGGTGCTACTGCTACTGCTGCATTAGATCAAAATATGAGGGAACCTCCATTACCTTCATTATTTTGGAATGTAAAGAAAAGTTCTAAAGTTCGTTTAGAACCTGGAGCTATTAAATCATTTTATGAAAGTGATTATCTTTCAGGAAATGTATTGGCCTTATTGAAGAAGATGCGGTTACAAACTAATTCCACTGGAGCTTACATTAATTATTCTACAATGAAACTTCAAATGCTTGCTTTTGAAGATGTTATTAATGCAAATGCTGAAGAACTTATTAGTATTCAGTATGAAATCGAAAGAACAATTGGAGTTAAATGTTATGTTAAACAAAAGAAATATTATAAGACAGAAGTTCATATTGAAGCTAAATAAACTTTATTAAAGGTTAACGATATTAATTAAACGTATTCTTCTATTTATTGCTTCATCTTCCATAAATGGTCTGAAATTCCCTGTAAAGCATTTTGGAACACCAGCTGGGATGTTAGTAATCCCATAACGTCGATGGATGTCTCTGGGATTCTCTCTATCAACCAATTCAATTTGAGCTGTTCTAGGAAAATGATTGAAGTCCATGTCATCAAAGATGATGGACTTGTGATAGGAAGGATCGTAGTCTTTAAGTCTGTCAATGTGCGTAACAAACAAGATAGGTTTGGGAAGGAAACGTTTAGCCCAAGTAGTTTTTCCACACCCAGCAGATCCAACAAGCACAAGAGACAATGGCCCGTCATATCGAAATTCTTCAAGTCTAGGACACATCGTCCCCACAATCTCTTCCCCTTCCTCAATTGTTGAGGTTCTAACACGATGTACGAGTTGCCAAATTTCATCACAATAGCCATATGGAATCCGTTCTCGGATGCAGTATTGGAGCCATGTAAGTCTATCCATTCCCGCGCAAATTTGAGCTAAATCGTTGTTGTCTTGGTTACCTCCGAATTCAATATAATCATTGTCTTTCTTGACGTATTGTATACTAGCTGGTACATTTCGGCAGGATTGAATGTTCGCTTGTACTCCTCCAAAATTAAAAAAAGCTGAGTTTCTAAGGTTTTTCTTTCGGTTGAATTTGACCAAGGCATGGAAGTGTGTTGCTCCATCTTCATGCAACTCCTTTGACACGATAACATAGACCACACCAGTAATAGAACGAAGGAAATCAGAAAGAGCTTCTTTAGTAAACTCCGTCCAGTTTTGTTGTTCCACATTAGAATAGGTAAGGAAGAAATTCTTAGCATCAATACGAAATCCAGACATAACACTATTAAGAAGAAGGACAGGTGTGAAGCTGTTCGTTAGGTACGTATATATAGAAATGGGGGTTAATGTGGCTTAATGGGGGTTTGATATAAGTTGCCCTCTCATAGTTAAGTATATGGTGGTTAGGTATAGGGATATCACGTGATTATCACGTGCTTAGACAGGGATAGCCGCGGAGCGGTAGACGCGGAGCGTGCTAGTGTTAGGGTGTGGGAGTAGGGAATATATTTTTTATATGTCGACGCTATGTATAAAAATGTTGAACTATTCCTTTATTAAGCGCCTTAGCGACATAGGCCTACCAATATATAATATTACGGTAGGCCGTCGCTCACCCTAACTAAACAATATGCCCTCAATAGCATACCCTATGGCTAAATACCTACTGAAGAAAGCTACCCCATATGTAGTTGCTGCAGGTAA